TGGTGGTGGCGGTGGAGGCTCTGGAGATCATGGCCCACCTCAAGCAGCAGGAGCTGGAGGATCAGGTATTGTTTATGTAAGAGGACCAAGTGCTGTTGGCATGGCAGTTACACCATGCACTAATTCAGTGGCAAGTTGTGTTGGTGCTTGTAATGAAAGAGTTGCAACTTTTACGGTTTCGGGTACATTAACTGTTAGTTAATGTTATTTGACACTATAGAGAGAAAGAAATATTTAGTTTGTGATGATTTACTTTCATCAACAGAACAAAATACAATAAAAAATACTTTGTTTGATGTTTATTTTCCGTGGTTTTTAATAGAACACAGAGACAACAAAGACAATTTTACTTCTACTAATTTAAAATCTAAAAATAAAAATGTTAAAGAATATGTAAAATTAGTGCATAGCTTTTACAAATTAGGAAAAACAAACGCCTCCCCTCATAAAAATGTAGTAGATTTAATACTACAAAAAATACTACATAAATTTAATCTAACACAAATTAATTTAATTAGAGCTAAAGCTAATTTGCAGACTTCAAGTTCAAATGTAAAAAAAAATAATCATAGCACACCTCACACAGATACAAATGATAAACACTTAGTTATCATATATTATGTAAATAATTCAGATGGGGACACAGTCATTTTTAATAATGACAAAGTTTTTAAAAAAATATCTCCCAAAATGGGTAGAATATTAATATTTGATGGATCTTTAAAGCACGCGGCTGGGTATCCTATTAAGTCTCAAATTAGAAGTGTAATAAACATAAACGTAAAATAAGATTGATCTAGATCAATTCTTTTTATTTCCCTTTACTATATCTTTAAATTAATATAATATTATAAAAATATAAAGACATATGAACTTAACAAATTATTACTGGTACTTTCAAAAAGCTATACCTGAGGGAATATGTGATGATATAGTTCGTCACGGAAAATCTATTAAAGATCAAATGGCTATTACAGGCGGTTTTAGTAAGGGAAAATTAAATACTAAACAAGTAAAAGATTTAAAGAAAAAAAGAGATTCAAATATTGTTTGGATGAGTGATAGATGGATATACAACGAAATACAACCGTATGTTAATTTAGCAAATAAAAATGCTGGGTGGAATTTTCAATGGGATCATTCTGAATCTTGTCAGTTCACAAAATATGATAAAGGTCAATTTTATGATTGGCATTGTGATGGTTGGGATAAACCTTATGATGCACCTAATGGACCTACTCATGGAAAAATTAGAAAACTATCTGTAACTGTTACTTTATCGGACCCTAAAGAATATAAAGGTGGTGAACTAGAATTTGATTTTAGAAATTTAGATCCCGATAAAAAACCTAATATTAAAAAATGTAAAGAAATATTACCAAAAGGATCCTTAGTTGTTTTTCCAGGTTTTGTGTGGCACAGAGTTTGTCCAGTTAAAAAAGGATCAAGATATAGTTTAGTAATATGGAATTTAGGGTGGCCATATAAATGATTTTTCCAAAACAATTAAATTTAGAAGAACATTTTAAATGTCCCCTTTGGTTTGCTGATGAACCAAAGTATGTTAATAAATTAAATAAAGCATCAGATAGTTATATTAAAAAAGCTAATAAAAATTTAAAAAAAGTTAGAGATAAACGTAATAAAAAATTTGGCGATAGAGGAGATATGGCACAAGTTTTTCACTCATCAACTTTAATTGGTGATCCTAAATTTAAAGAGTTGCAAAATTATGTATGTGCAACTTCACATAATCTTTTAAATGAAATGGGTTTTGATTTAACTAATTATCAAGTGTTTATTACAGAAATGTGGGTACAAGAGTTTGCTAAAAAAGGTGGGGGACATCATACTCTACACACACACTGGAATGGACATGTGTCGGGTTTTTATTTTTTAAAAGCTAGTGAAGCTACTTCTTTTCCAATATTTGAAGATCCACGACCAGGTAATGTTATGAATCTTTTACCAGAAAAAGATAAAACAAAAATTACACAAGCAAGTTCACAGATAATGTACAAAATAAAACCAGGTAGAATTATGTTTTTTCCATCGTACATGCCTCATCAATATGTTGTAGACCTGGGTTACGAACCATTTAGATTTATACATTGGAATTGTCAGGCTATATCAAAATCAATATTAAACTATGCAAATAACACAAATAGATAATTTTTTAGAAGAACCAACACAAGTTTATGAAAAATGTAAAAAACTACCTTTTTATTCTTTAAAAGAATTTAATAAAAAATTTAATGAAAAACAAAATTGGCCGGGTGTAAGAACACAATCAATACCTCGGGTGGATAAAATTATTTTTGAAACTGTTATAAAATCAATGATTACTCATTTTAAAGACCTTTTTCAAAAAGACGTGCCTCTTGAAATGTATGTTCACAAAAGAAATAAAAACATTGAAAAACAAGATTGGATGCACACCGATCATCAAGACGGACGTTTATATACAGCATTATTGTATTTGTCTAAAACAAATTTAAATTCAGGCACAATGTTTTATAATGTAAAAAAACAACCTATAACTGATGTAAAGTTTGTTCAAAATAGAATGGTGTTATTCGATAGTAGATATTTACATTCTGCTTATGGACACCATAACGGAAGATTAAATGTAACGATATCAATTTATGGAGAAAATAAATGACACCATTAGTGCATTTTCCACAAGTGGTTGGCGTTAGTGATTGCCCATTCATTAAACAAATACAAAGCGACTATAAAAAAATTATATCAAAGTACAAGTATGATGAGTATGGCTTTTGTAAAGAGGAGCCACACTCTAATAAAAAATTTAGTAAATTAAATAAATGGATTGATGGTGAGGTAAAAAAATTTATAAAGTTACATGAATACAAAGATAAGTTTGTATGTAAAGATTCTTGGATATACGATTATAAGATAGCTAGTAATCAACCTTATCACAACCACCCAGGATACATAATATCAATGGTGTTTTTTCTTGAGGGGTATGAAGAAGACTCTGGTTTAATTTTTACAAACCCTGTTTCAGATATGAAGAATGCTTTAGGTGAAACTACAAAAAATTATGTAAAAACAAATATGTGGACAAATAGAACAATTACACATTCACCAAAATCTGGTAGATTGTTTATTTGGCGAAGTTATTTAATGCACGGGGTAAAAAATAAAGTTAAGAAATGTAAAAGAATAGTATTTTCATATAATTATGACAAAAAATAAAATTTATGGAGGAAAAAATGTCATTTAAAAAAAATAAATACACAGTTTTAAAAGGAGCTATTAGTAAAGAAATAGCTGATTTTTGTTTTGCTTATTTTTTAAACAAAAGAAAAGTAGCCAGATTTTTATTTGATCAAAGATACATTTCTCCCTACACAGATTATTATGGAATATGGGCTGATCCTCAAGTTCCAAATACCTATTCAAATTATAGCGATTTAGTTATGGAGACTTTACTACAAAAAGTAAAACCAACCATGGAGAAACATACAAGTATTAAATTATCTGAAACATATTCTTATGCAAGACTATATAAAAAAGGAGATGTACTACATAGACATAAAGATAGATTCAGTTGTGAAATATCCACTACTTTAAATTTAGGGGGTGATGAGTGGCCAATATTTATTGATCCAACAGGTAAAGAAGGACAGGCTGGTATTGAAATAATTCTTAAACCTGGAGACATGTTAATATATTCTGGTTGTGATTTAGAGCATTGGCGAGAAGAATTTAGAGGAGATACTTGTGGACAGGTGTTTTTACACTACAATAAAAAAGGTTCTAAAATAGCTAAAAAAAATGAGTTTGACAGAAGACCTTTTATAGGGTTACCTCCTTGGTTCAAAGGCTTTACTTCAATTAAAAAATAATATATATAGCAACTTCTATGGCACATTTTGCAGAAATAAAACAAGAAACTGATCCTACAGGATTTACTACAGACACACAATGGATTGTTAAAAGAGTTGTTGTAGTAGGTAACGATGTGGTTTCTTCTGACATGGCACTTGATGGAGAACAGTGGTGTATTAATTTTTTTAAAGGTGGAACTTGGAAACAAACTTCTTATAATCATAATTTTAGAAAACAATATGCAGGTATCGGGTACAGATACGACGAATCAAACGACACATTTATAAGACCACAACGTCATGCTTCATGGTCTTTAGACGATAACCAGGATTGGAAACCACCAATAGCTGAACCTTCTCCTGTTACATATACCGAAGACGGTGAAGAAAAATTTTATATGAGAGATTGGGATGAAAGTGCTTACCAAGCGGATAATACAAAAGGTTGGATAGCAAGAGGTCCAAACGATGCCTTGTACGATTGGAATGGCTCTGAATACGTAGCTCAATAATTTTCGTTTATTTCTCCCATTTTTTTAGACATGACAGCTAATTAAAAACCTTATATATTAAATAGGTATGCTACAAA